TCAGCCCTTCCTCCAGCACCGGCACCTTGCCCGCGTTGTCCACGCCGGAGTAGGACGCCACCCACCCCGCCCGCACGTTCTCCCTCGCCTGATCGGACAGACTGCCCACGGTCTGGAGGACGCCGCCGATCTTGCACCCGTTGCCGAAGTAGCTCGCGCCGAACTGGTCCAGGGCCATGCTGTAGCCCAAACTCTCGCGGGCCAGTTGCACGAGGCGATACCCGGCCGACCCGTCGGTGCTCGGCCCCTTGACGTGGAGCACGTCACCGGCTGACAGAACGAGCGTGCCCTCGTCGGTGGTGATCTGGTACGCCAGCCCGCCGCCCGCCCTCTTGCCCACCGCCACCGTCCAGGGCGGGATGGGGTACAGCGCCGTCACCCGGCCCGTGCCGTCCCGGACGATCTCCGCGTAGGCGTTCCCCCAAAGGACCGCGTGCCACATGATCAGGGAGAAGAAGTCCACCGCCCCCTGGTCCGGGTTCGGCTCGTCGTGCAACAGGGTCCAGTAGTCGCTGTCGCGGGCCTCTTCGCGGATGCCGTCGGCCTTCCGGTACACCTTCAGCGGCATCGTCCCAATCGTCTCGGACACCACGCGGGCGGCCCGCCAGAGGGTGCTGAGTGCGAGGGCCGAAGTCTCGGTGACGGTGACGCCGGATTTGGTCGGCACACCGAACAACCCGCCGAAACTGGTGGCGGTGAGTTCGCGCTTGGACGATGCCGGGACGGTCTTCTTCTTCCTCTGGGTCATGCGGGTATGTAGTCACACCGCGAACAACTTCCGCTCCTCGTACACACTCGGCTTCGACGTGCCCGTCTGCTGGAGGGTCTGGGAGAGCGCCATCAGCAGCGCGATCAGATTGTCCTTCTTGTTCTCCGGCCGCGAGGTGATCGGCTTCTTGTACCCCTTCGGGTCGGTGTCCAGGTAGGTGTGGCCGACCTGCCACCTCAGAAGCGGGTCGCCGTCGTGGACGAGCTTCTTGCGGTTCACCAGCTTCTCAAGCTCCACCACCGGCCCGTGGAAGTAGCTATGCGTCTGCCGGAAGTTGAAGGTGGTCAACCCTTGCCGCTTGCAGTGGTTGCTCAGCGGGAGGCTCTGCCACTGGTCGAACACCACCGCCCTCACCTTGTACTTCTGGCGTAGCTCGTCCAGGTGCGCGATGATCTTGTACTCGTCGGTGGCCGTGCCCGGCAGGATCGTCAGGTGCCCGGTCTTGCTGAAGCTCTGGTAGAGGGTGGTGTTCGCCCCGTCCCGCGTGGTGAGCGCCCCGTTCGGCACGAACCCCCACGACTTCACCGCGAACTTGCCGTCCTCCAGGGGGAAGATGGCCACCAGCGCCGTGAGGTCACGAACGGCCCCCACGTCGCAACCGATGACGCACTCGCGGCCGTTCAGGTGGGGGAGCACCCCCTTGCAGCCGTCCCAGTTCTCGGCCGGTATCCAGACGTTTTCCGTGTCCCGGAACTGGTTGAACTTCAGGACGCTGAAGGCGTGCCGGGTGGTGGCGTCCTGCTTCTCTCGGTGCCACTGGTTCCGGAAGTCGTCGAGGGTCTGGCACACGCCGAGCGACGGGTTGCCCTTGACCCAACTGGCCTCGATGTCCTCCTCGCCCTCCGGCACCTCGAACACCCACGGCTGGAAGGTGGTGTCGATCACCGTGCCGTCGAGCACCTTGCGGGCATACTGCGTCAGCTTGAAGAAGATGCCGTTCTTGTTGAACCCGGCGGTGGACGTGATGACCTGGAGGCCCTGGCGGGCGTCGGTCGAGTTCTTCAGCACCGTGTACAGGTCGTCTTTCTGGAACGCCAGTTCGTCATGGACGAGGAAACTGAACCCGTGCCCGAAGTTACCCCCCTTGCTGTCGGACGCGAGACTCCGATACCTGCCGTTCTTGGCCGGGTAGAGGATCGTCTTCTTGGACGGGATGACGTGCAGGGCCTTGGACAGCTTGGCGTTGTTCTCGATGCTGAACCGCAGCCAGTCGAAGATTTGGGCCGCCTGCTCTCGGTTCACCGCGACGGAAGCACACGCCGGACTGGTCACTCCGTCCGCGATCAAGTGGTAGGCGGTGAGCGCGTAGGTGAGGATGCTCTTCGCGTTCTTCCTCGCGCAGGTCAGCAGGCCGATGCGGGTGCGCCGTTTGCCCTCCGGGGTGACCCAGCAGTACCAACTCCGGATCACGCCCTTCATCCACGGCAGCAAGACCAGCGGGCGGCCGTCCTCCAGGAGCAGGTAACGCTCGATGAAGTCGATGACCTTCTGGCCTGCTGCCTCGTCCCATACGCCGCCCTGGTCGAGAAACGCCTGATCGGACTTCGTGCGGACGTGCTGGTCTGGTACGCTGTTCACGCCGTAGTTAGACGGTCAGCGTGCGATTTCAGAGGTGGCGGCCGTGACAATGGTTTGGGATGCGCCAACAGAACGAGAGTGGTTTGAAACGGTTGACGTAAGGGAAATGTTCCGCGTCGTGCGGGGAGCAAGTGACCGCAAGTATCGCCTCTTCGCCTGCGCGTGCTGTCGCCGAATATGGCACCTTATCGCCCAGCACGACGCTATTCGATCCTGCATCGAATTTGCTGAGGGCTATGCCGACGGGGTAGGGGCAAAGAAGCGACTGAAGAAACTCGTAGACGCCAATCACGATCAGTTTTACAGATATGGAGGAAAGCCAGGAGAGGACATCAGCGTAGCTTTCGCTGCAAGTGCCGCACGTTCGACCTGCCGACTCCGAGCTAGTGAGGAGGTCATGTCGGTCTGTGGTTCTATTGGCCGGGTAACTGGTGACTCAAGTTCAGCCGATTTTCCGACGCAATCCGTCTTACTCCGCGACATCTTTGGCAACCCGTTCAGGCCCGTTGCCCTCGATCCACGTTGGCGCAACGAAACCGTCGTCGCCCTCGCTAGCGGCATTTACGCCGACCGTGCCTTCGACCGGATGCCGATCTTGGCCGACGCCCTGGAGGAAGCCGGGTGCGATGACCTCGAAGTGCTGAACCACTGCCGGGGGCCGGGGCCGCACGTTCGCGGGTGCTGGGTGGTCGATCTTGTGCTGGGCAAGGAGTGACCTACGACCCGTGCCGCTTGGCGATCTCGATCTGCCGGTGGCAGGACTTGCACGTCGCCAAGTAGTCGGCCGTCGTGGTCGCCGGGTAGACCTTGTGGTGCGCCTCCTCACTCCAGCCAGTGCAGCCTTCGAGTTGGGCTTCGCACAGTGGCCGTTCTTCAAGAAGTAGACGCCGGAGTCGTTGATGGAGCACGCCGTACTGGGGCCGGGGTTTCTTCGGCCGGGGCGGTTCGTTCATCCGCAGTCGCGGTGCCGTGGGTGGTAAGTCAGACATCGATCTCCGTGAAGTCGGTGAACCGGTCCTCCTTCACCTGCGGCTTCTCCGACGGCACGAGCCTGAAGTGCTTCGAGGACGTGACGAACGCCTTGTGGAGGTCCAGGTAGGCGCGGGTGGTCGGCTGGCCTCGCATGTCGCAAAGCCGCGCCCACAAGTCGCAGTGGATGGCGAATGACTCGGCGGTCTCCCGCATGAGCAGGTGGTTCTCCTGGAGTTGTTCGGCATGTCGGTTCCAGTACGATACCGCTTCATCACGCAGCCACGCGGGCGGGGTGAGGTCTTCGAGAGCGTTGCTCCTGATCTTCAGAGTCGGCTGTGGTCCGCGAAGTCCCATGCGGTAGGTACGGCCAAGGACACAAATCTCGGACGAACTCGACATGAGAAAGCCTTTCACGCAAGGTGCCGTGTTCGGACTGGTGGCGTGCATCTCGATGGTCGTCATTTGTGCTGCGTGCCCGTTCAGCAACAAGATGATCCTTCGGCCACTGCTTGCTCAGGTTGATCCACGCTACATCTCGTCGGGTGTCGATCCGGCACCGTTTGACCCCAAGGGATGGCGGTCTGGTTCCGGCAACCAGAAGATGGCGATGGCCAAGTGGCTCGATGAGACCAAGGCCCTCGAAGGAAAAACCCGTGCCGAAGTGGTTGAGATGCTCGGTGAGCCGGATATCGATGAGCCAGGGGACGAGGGGGTACGGTGGCTCTTGGGGTTCTACGCCAAAGGCCTGTTCGACGAGTCGAAGTGGCTGGTCTTGACCATCATGGAAGACGGCAAGGCAAGTGGTGTGGGCGTCTGGACCGACTGGTACGATCCGCGTGAGAGAAAGTAGTCCGGCTGGAGTTCGTAACCTCCGAGTTCTCTTTCTGCCGTGGGCGTGTCCGGTCTGGAGAGTGCTAGTAAGAAGTTCTTTGGAGTGTTGGCCTTGCGACGACGGCCGCTGACAACGGGCTGTCGCAATGGCGGGCCGGGTGTTTCATGGGCCAACTACCGGACCGTGCGGCGCTCCCCACCGCCACCATAGCCCGGCCCGCCCTGTCTCACTTGCCGCCGGTGCTGGCCTTCCGCACCACGTTGGCCAGGATGCTCAGCCCCGCCACGATCAACGGCGTCCACGCGCCGAAGTCGGTGCTGGTGGCCCACTGGGTCAACACGGTGAGGGCCGCACCCACGCCCGCGATGCCCGCCCCCTTGATGATGCTGATGATGTCGTCTTTGCTCATGCCGCTCCTTGTGCTGGTGCGGTATCTAGCCCCGTCACTTCCTGATTTCGACCAACTGCCCGTCCTTGTAGATGAGGGTGCCCGTGAACCCTTTGGTCGGGGGCGTCGGCGGGGTGATGGGGTCGGTGGCCTTCACGCTCTCCAGGAGCTTGACCGGCTGGACCAGCCCGTACCCGGTGGCCGTGTCCCGCCCTTTGGGGTCCAGGTC